CGAGAAGCCCGTGACCGACGCCCCGTCGTCGCCAGCCAAGCCGAAGCGCCCCCGCGCGCCGCGCACCGCCAAGGCCAAGAGCTAACCCCCTAACCCGCCGCCCGGCGGGCGATCACCGGCCGGGCTTCCCGGCGTTACGTTACCAGGAGCAAGACCATGGGTTCTCAGACTGCAGCAGGCTCGGCGCTTGCTATCTCGGCCGCAACGCCTGCCACGCTCGACGCGACCGGCTATGCGGCCCTCACCTTCGTCGAAATCAACCAGGTCGAGAAGCTGGGCTCGTTCGGCGCCAGCTTCGCGAAGGTCGAATTCCAGCCGCTGAAGGGCGCCAAGCAGAAGTACAAGGGATCGGCCGACTATGGCGCGCTGCAGCCCTCGATCGCCATCGACAGCCTCGATGCCGGCCAGACCATCCTGCAGACGGCGTCCGATGACGAGACGCAGAAGCTCTACTCGTTCCGCGTCACCTATCAGGACGGCGCGAAGCGGTATTTCCAGGGTCGCTCGTTCGGTTCGCCCGAAACCGCCGACGGCGCCGACAGCATGCTGATGGCGACGCCGACGATCGAGATCTGCACCAAGGTCATCAAGGTGGCCGCAGCCTAACCTTCCCTCCTACCCGGCGCCCGCGACGCCGGTCTCTATGTGCCAGCTCGGCCCGTCGTCGCGGGTCGCGAGCCGGGCTGGCGCACCATCCTCCCGCGAAGGACTCAATCCATGAAGCTCAACATTGCCTCGCTGGCCGTCGCCGCTACGGCCGCCCTCCACGTCAAGAACCCGGCCGGCGAATTGCTGTTCGCCGATGACGAGCGCACCCTGCCGGTCCGCATCCATGTCCATGGCCCGGGCAGCAAGGCTTACGGCGTCGTCGAATCCCGTCAGTCGGCGCGCGCACTGAAGCGCATGCAGGACAATGACGGCAAGATCACAGCCGCCACGCCGGAAGAGCGCGTCGCCGAAACCGCCGAGGACCTCGCGGCGATCACCGCAAGCTTTGAGAATTTCGAATATCAGCCCGACGGTTCGGCCGAACCGGTCACCGGCGAGGATCTCTACCGCGCCGTCTATGCGAACCAGGGCCTCGGCTTCATCACCAAGCAGGTCGCGAAGTTCGTCGGCGACTGGGGAAACTTCAGCGCCGCCTCGAAGGCGGCCTGAAGCTTTACGTCCGGCAAATGGCGTGGCTGCATGCCACGCCGAAGCCGGATGCCCGCAGCCGGCGCGGGAAGGAAGAAACGGCCGCGCCGAGGCGTAGCCGGATAGACGACCTGAAGCGGAAGAAGATCGATCCGCAGATGCCGCCCAATCCGGCGCCGCATATCACGGACTGGCTCATCGAGATGGGGCTGACCGAGGCGGCCGGCATGGGCGCGGTGCCGATCAGCTCGCGCGAATTGGCGGCGTGGCAGGACAATACCTGCGTGCGCCTGGAGCCATGGGAAGCGCGGCTGATCCGCGAGTTGTCGAAAGCCTATCTCGCCGAAGGGCGGGCCGCCGAGAGCGAGAACTGCCCGCCGCCATGGCAGGCGCCGGTCACACAGCGCGAGCTTGAGATCGAAGAAGCCCAGCTGCGTGCAGTGCTGGGCTGATCAAACGGGGAGGATGACGCATGTCCATGGACGATTCCTCCCCGAGGCTCGAGGTCGGCTTTGTCATCGACACCGGCGATTCGTTCGGTGGTCTGACGCAGCTGCAAGCCGCAATGGACTCGACCGAGGCCAAGGTGCTCGCCGATGCCACCCGCATCGAGCGCGCGACCCGCGGCATGGTCGACGTCTCGACCGCGACGTCGAATGTCGTCATGTTCGGCAACGCGACATCACGTGAGATGCAAACTGCCCGTCAAGCAATTGCGAGTGCCGAGAAGGCAGGCGAGGCGTTGTCTCGTCAGCTAGATCGGCAAGCATCTACATTCGGCAAGACCCGTGAGGAGATCCGGGCGATGAAGGTTGAGACGACCGCGCTTGCCGCTGAGGAAAACAAGCTGGTCGAGCTGTCTGGCCGCCTGCGGGGGCAGCAACAGGCACTGGCAAACGCCGAAGCTGATGCCGCACGGACGGCTGCTGCCGCGATCGAAGCCGAAGCTCAGTCGGTCCGCTCCGCAGCCCTGGCTCATGGGTTGTTCGAGGCCGCCGCACGTCGCGGCATCGCTGCGATGCGAGAGATGGAGGCTGCTCAAAATGCGGCCGCAGCGACTGCCGAGGCAACGCGAGTGCGCGAGGCGACACATGCATATGCCATGTTCGAAGAGGCCGCACGGAAAGGTGCCGCGGCTCTGCGAGAGTTGGAGGTTGCCCAAGCGGCTACTGCCAGCGATGCCGAGGCTCAACGCCTCCGCTCGGCCGCGCTCGGTCACGCGCAGTTTGAAGCTGCGGTGCGCCGCGGCGCGCAGGCAATGCGGGAACAGGAGGCTGCAGCAGCAACCGATGCCGCAGCGCTGGCACGACTGCGGGCTATGCTTGATCCTGCGGCTGCCGCTCAGGCTCGATTGAACAGCGAGATCGCCGAGGCCCGACGCGTTATGACCGCAGCGGGTGCGTCCGCGGAAGAATTGGCCCGTGCTGAAGGCATGCTTATCGATCGCGCGAACGTCGCGACGCAGACGCACGGTGCCATGGCCGGGGCCGCGGTGAAGAGCGGGACCGCTTTGAAGAGCATCGCCGTTCAGCTTCCCGATATCACGCAGGGCCTGCTCACCGGGCAGAAGCCAATGCAGGTCTTCATCCAACAGGGCGCGCAGATCCTTCAGGTTGCCCAGATGGGCCAGGGCGGATTGCGCGGCTTCGGCAAGGAAGTGGCGGTTCTCGCCTTGCGCTTCTCGCCGCTGCTCATCGGCCTCGCCGCAGCCGGGGCGGGCTTCGCGCTCTTCAACCGGTGGGTGAATGAAGGGGTCAAGTCCGACCAGCTGACACGCGATCTCGGGAAAATCACGGGTGGTGCCAATGCGACTAAGGCCGAACTTTTCAAGCTGAAAGAGGAGACGATCACCTGGGCGGATACGTCCAAGGCCCTGTTCAGCGTGGTCGGCAAGGACATCTCGGATTACTTCGTCGGCGACATGAAGGGCATGTCGAAGGGCGTGAAGGGCGTGCTTGATGACCTGACGTCCTACATGCGCTCGACCCTTGCCGGCATCTATGCGGGCGTCGCAGGCACGAAAGCGTATCTCGCCGAGGTTGAAAAGGGCGGCGCCCTCGGCATCGGGAAAATGCTGATCGGCCAGGGTGATCCCAAGCTGCTCGAGAAGACCTATGGCGCGGCCTACACCGCTGCCGACACCTATCTGACGAAGCTCGGCAAGCGCGTGAAGACCGCGGCGATCGACAACGCCCGCGAGCGCATCGCAAAGTCGATCGGTTACAACAACATCCCGAATCCGAAGACCGACAAGCATGCCGAGCAGCTGGCGCGCGACGCCGCAGCTATCGAGGCGCAGATCCGCAACCTCTATCAGTTGGCCGATGCCTATGGCGTATCGGGTGCGGCGGCGCTGATCGCCGAGGCGCGCGTGAAGGCCGAGAGCAAGGCGATCCGCCAGCGTGGCGACATCGAAGCGGCCGTCGCTCGTGAGGTCCGCTTGGCGGTCGCGCAGCGCGTATCCGATGCCGCCAAGAGCACCGCGACGATGCGCGAGCAGGCCGATATCCAGGATCAGGTCAATGCATCGGTCGCAGCCGGTATCACGCCGGCCGAGAAGGCCGCGGAGCTGCTTCGTGATCGTATAGCAGACCTTCCGCTGCTGGCCGCGATTGAGGCGGCGCAGCTGACGAAGGATGTCGACGGCGCAGCGCGTGCGTCGAAGGCGCTCGACGATCAGCGTGCCGCGCGTGATCGCCTGACCGATTCCGAGATGAAGGCGGCTATCCAGCTTGCCATGCCAGCCGGCGACCGTCGGCTCGCGGAGCTTGCGGAAGAGATCAAGCTTATCGACGCGACCGATGCCGCGCGCGTCCACTCGCTCGCCATCCTGCGCGCTACTCAGGAAGCGGAGTCGAAGGGCTGGACCGGCGCCGATGCAGCCGCGTGGATTGCGCAGCAGGTCAAGGTCGCTGACGAGGCAGAACGGCTCGGCGCGATGCAGCGCAGCTATAACGATTCGCTGACCTTCACCGCGGACAAATGGGACATCATCGCCGGGAAGGTGCAGTCGGCCGGTCAGGGTATGGCAGATGCCTTTGGCGAGGCTGGCCGCGCGATCGGTGACATGGCATCGATCTATGCCAACTATCAGGCTGACCGGACGCGCGCCGAGGCCGAGCATCTCGCCGCGATCAAGGCGGCCGGCGCTGAACAGAGCCAGATCTCACGCGAAAACGCGCGCTTTGCGCTGCGGTCCTCCGGGGCCCAGGTCCAGGCATTCGGCGACGCGGCGTCTGCTGCCAAGGGATTCTTCAAGGAAGGGTCGAGCGGCTATCAGGCCCTGACGACCGCGGAAAAGGCATTCCGCCTCGTCCAGTTCGCCATGTCCGTCCGCGCGATCGCGCAGGATGCGATCGAGACCGGCAGCAAGATCGCTAACAGCGTGGCGCGTATCGCGGTCGGGGCGACCGAGGCCGTGGTCAACGCGATCAAGAGCCTCCCCTTCCCGCTCAATATCGCCGCGGGCGCCGCGACGGTCGCCGCGCTGGCCGGTATCGGCGTGTCGGTCGCCGGCTCGTTCGGTGGTGGCGGCAAGAACGATCTGGCTCCGACCAACACCGGCACCGGCACCGTCCTCGGCGATTCCTCGGCCAAGAGCGAGAGCATCCGGAACGCCATCGATGCCCTGAAGGACGTCGACACGGTTATGCTGTCCTATTCGCGCGACATGGCCGCGTCGTTGAAATCGATCGACAGCGAGATCGGGGGCGTCGCAACCCTCGTCGTCCGCGCCGGCAACATCGATGCGAATGCCGGGGTCAACACCGGGTTCAAGAGCAACGCGACGGCAACGATGGCAGGCATCGGCATGGCGATCGGCGGTCCGATCGGTGCCGGCATTGGCGCAGTGCTGACCAAGATCCCGGTCATCGGCAGCATCCTGAGCGGCCTGTTCGGCACGAAGACCTCGGTCATTGGCAACGGCCTGTCGGGCGGACCGCAGTCGGTCGGCAGCATTCTCAACAGCGGGTTCGACGCCTCCTATTATTCGGACGTGAAGAAGAAGTCGTCGTTCCTCGGGATCTCGACCGGCACGAAATATTCGACGCAGTACGGCGCGGCCGACCCGGGGCTGGAAAACCAGTTCACGCTGATCCTGCGGCAGCTCAACGATGCGATCGTCGCGTCGGCCGGGCCGCTGGGCGCGGCGACCGGTGACATCCAGAACCGCCTCAACAGCTTCGTCGTCAACATCGGCAAGATCGACCTGAAGGACCTGACCGGCGAGCAGATCCAGGAGAAGCTGACCGCGATCTTCGGCGCAGCGGCCGATGGCATGGCGGCAGCGGCCTTCCCGGCGGTCGCGCAGTTCCAGAAGGTCGGCGAAGGCACCTTCGAAACGCTCGTGCGCGTCGCCTCGACCGTCGAGGCTGTCGGCGCGTCGCTCGATCTGCTGGGCACCAGCGCTCAGACGATGGGCATCGCGGCGAAGCTCGGCCTTGCCGACCAGTTCGACAGCGTGTCCGCACTGGCCTCGGCAGCCGACGCCTATTTTGAGTCCTTCTACACCAAGGAAGAGCAGGCAGCCGCGAAGACGGCGCAGTTCGCCGGCGTGTTCAGCAGCCTCGGCATGGTGATGCCCGAAACGCTGGCGGGCTTCCGTCAGCTGGTCGAGGCGCAGGATCTGACGAGCGCGGCGGGCCAGGCGACCTATGCGACGCTGCTACAGCTCGCCCCGGCCTTCGCC